AACCCAAAAATAGGCCATTTTGGGAGCCCTTGAGCGAGAAAACGACGTGCCACAGGTGCCATTCCGGACCCGATCCTACCCTTTTCCGGGCTCGATACGACACCTTTCCAGGCTCGATACGACCCCCCGAAGATGGCCCCGAAGATGGCCCCGAAGACGGTCCTGGCGTCCAGGTCGTTCGGGCCTTTTCGGGTTCCGTTCGGTAACAACCCCCGTACCCCCGACCCCCCCCGGATTCGCGCCCGGGGGCGCGAATATAATATGACAGTTTTGCACGTTCTATGGTATGATTTCATACTTTGCCATGTGTTCCCCTATTGCGATAACGCTTCTTGCTAGGTTAAACCATCTTTTACATTCTGGATTTTCACCTTTTTTGGTAAAGTATTCGTCTATGATGTCTGATGCGGTTTTGCCTTTTGCTCTCAGTTTATTTTTGCTATGTCTTTCAAAGTGGTCTGGGTATGCGGCCAGGTAGTCTTCGCTGGACCATTTCTCGTCTTTATCTCTCAGGATTCTATTTTTGAATTTGTGAACTTGGTATGCTTCGGCGGCTTTATTGATAATTATTTCCTCTTCTGGTGTGATCTGGTATTTCGGAAATACGTTTTCAAACGTATCGTCTTCGTTTTCGTGGTACATCTAGATTCTATCTAGCTGGTATAATCTAAGTTTTTTGAGTATTGGTCTGTGTCTGGTCTAGCTCTATCTATCTGGTATATACTAGTACTAGTATAGGGGAGGTATTTTTCTCAGGATTGTACCCCCCTCTTTTCTCAGGAAAATTTTTTGCATAATTTTTGAAAGTGGATATTACTGCGATACACAACCAGATAGGTTCATTACCTGCTGAACGGCAGCGCGAGATTCTCATTTTACTGGATGAGTTATCGGATGCTCGTACTAGGGAAGAATCGAACAAGGACTTCCTCGCTTTTGTTCGTGAGGTCTGGCCTGCGTTCATTGAAGGTAATCATCATCGTGTGATGGCAGATGCGTTTAATCGTATCGCGTCTGGTGAATTGAAGAGGCTTATCATCAACATGCCTCCTCGTCACACAAAATCTGAATTCGCATCACATTTGTTTCCTGCTTGGTATCTGGGCAAGTTTCCTGATCGCAAGGTCATTCAGACTGCTCATACAGCGGAGCTTGCTGTTGGTTTCGGGCGTAAAGTTCGTAACCTCGTGGGTTCTGCTGAGTATGCGACGATATTTCCTGGTGTAGCGTTGAGTGTGGACTCTAAGGCTGCGGGCCGTTGGAACACGAATAAGGAGGGCGATTACTTCGCTATCGGGGTAGGTGGTGCTGTTACGGGTAAGGGTGCCGATATTTTGATTGTCGATGACCCGCATTCGGAACAGGAAGCGGCGTTGAATGATCCTGATGTCTACAACAAGACTTACGAGTGGTACACTTCTGGTCCTCGTCAGAGGTTACAGCCTGGTGGCGCGATCTGTTTGGTGATGACTCGTTGGTCGCAGAAAGATTTGACGGGCAGAATATTGAAAGCTTCCATCCAGCGAGGTGGCGCGGACGAATGGGAGATCATCGAATTACCCGCTATCCTACCTAGCGGTAAACCGTTGTGGCCGGGTTTCTGGCCGTTGGATCAGCTTGAATCGCTTAGAGCAGAACTTCCGTTACCCAAGTGGAGTGCTCAGTATCAGCAAGATCCGACTTCGGAAGAAGGTGCGCTCATCAAACGTGAATGGTGGAAGGAGTGGACGAAGAAAGATCCACCGGATTGTGAGTTCGTTATCCAGTCGTGGGATACGGCGTTCTTAGCTAAGGAAACCGCAGATTACAGTGCTTGCACAACGTGGGGTGTTTTCTATACGGAAGACGGTAAGGCGAAGATTGTTCTGTTGGATGCATTGCAAGAACGTCTAGAGTTTCCCGATCTGAAGGTCCGTGCGTATGAGATGTATAAGGAGTACAATCCCGATGCTTTTATTGTGGAAGCGAAAGCAGCGGGTAGTCCCCTTATTTTTGAGCTTCGCAGAATTGGTATTCCTGTCGCTGAATACTCGCCAGGTAGAGGTAAGGACAAGGTTGCTAGGGTGAATGCAGTATCTGATCTCTTTTTCAGTGGGCATGTCTATGCTCCGAAGAAACGTTGGGCTGAAGAGGTTATCGAACAATTCGCTGCATTTCCTTACGGTGACCACGATGACTTGGTTGATTCAGCGACACAGGCATTGATCAGGTTCAGGCAAGGTGGCTTCATCAGTATGCATAGCGACTACCCAATGGATGAGTTGCTGCCAGGCCGTAAGGCAGACTATTATTGATTCCAACCTAAGAGGAGGTGACTGTTCATGTTTGATATTCACCCAGTAGCAGACAAGTTTCCTTTGCTGTTGGGTCATGATTACGAAGAGCTTGTCAAGGACATTCGTAGTCATGGTCAACTGCATCCTGTGGTGTTCCACGAAAACCGATTGCTTGACGGACGTAACCGTGTCAGAGCATGCAATGAGTTGGGCATCACACCCACGGAAATCGAATGGGATGCACCTGATGGTGTAACCGCTGGTGAGTGGATTGTCTCGACAAATCTTCAGCGCAGACATCTCACAAGTCAGCAGCGTGCTATGATCGCGTCAGATCCAGATATCTTGGATATCTTGGAAGCGGAGGCCCTCGAACGGCAGACAAGGGGGGTTGTGCAAAAAATTGCACAAGGGTCTCGGTCACGCGATGAAGCTGCTAAAACTTTCCAGACGAACCATCAGTATGTGCAGGATGCGAAGAAGATACGAAAGCAGAAGCCGGAACTCGTGGAACCTGTGATCAACGGAACGATGTCCTTGAAAGAAGCAAAGAAGAAAGTCGAGAGTGCTGAGTTGGACGAGGCACTCAAAAAGATAAATGATGATGATCGTGGAGTGCTGTCCGAATTGGTTAACGAGGCAGAAACGAATCATACCCAAAAGCTGGCTATGGCAATGCACCTTACGGCTATGAGTCAGCCGGAACGCACTCGTGTAAAGGTGCTGGCACAGTCGAGTGATCAGTATGATCGGGATCTGGCTGGAACAACGGCTGCACAGCTACCGCCTCCTATCCCTGCCGATCTTAAAATCGTATTGGCTATCCGTTCGGTAGCTACGGAGCGCAGGAATGGTTTAGCTAAACTGAACCCCAAGCACCGCTGGCTTTCAGAACTTGATACTATTATTGAGCGTCTCACAATCTTGATGGAGAGTTAAGATGTCAGAGCAACTAGATTCCTTTTCCAACGACTATGTACCAGATAAGGATATTTTAATGGCCGACACGCTAGATTTTGCCGCGATTGTTGATGACATTCAGTCAGATGGTGTGGGGCACACGAAGGCGGATGTTGCACGATGCATTGTCAAGGAAACAATAGACTTGATGGAAGGCGGGTATTATCCTGCATGGTCCAAGGGTTCAATACGGGCCTTTGTAGACAAGGGTTTGAACGGCGCATATAACCGTCGTGATGAACAGGGATTGTTGCTGTATCCTGCGGTTAATGCGAAGCATGAGCGAAAGTCGGAAACGTTTATGGATAGACAAGACTATCAGTATGTCATGCAGTCATTACTGGACTCAATAGACCAGCAGACAGACAGATACCGGATGTGGAAAGACCGTTACGATATGCGCTTTGAAAATTGATGGAGATCGTAGATGGCTGTAGATAAGCCCCTCAGCGGGATTCTCGACCAAGACGATTTCGACATGGGTCCAGAAGGGCTTATGGTTGCAGAAGAGGAAATGCCTATCGGCAATTCTTTGCTCACCGAACTAGAAGACGGTGGTGTTGAGATTGATTTCGATCCCATGGCAGATCTCATGGGTGCCGGAGCCGAAGAGTTTGATTCCAACCTGGCTGAGTATATCGAAGACAATGAGCTTCGCACGTTGGCAATCGATTGCATAGGAATGTTCGATTCCGATAAGAGTAGTCGTTCAAATTGGGAGGAAACGTACAAAGAAGGTCTCGATCAGCTAGGTCTGGAGATCGAAGATCGTACCACCCCGTGGGCTGGAGCGTGTGGGGTGTTCCATCCGATGTTATCGGAGGCTGTTGTCAGGTTCCAGGCGCAGACGATTCAGGAAATCATGCCAGCTAAGGGTCCGGTCAAGACACAAATTTGGGGTGTTCTGACCGATGACCGCGAGAAGCAAGCGCGGCGTGTTCAGGATTACATGAATTATCAGCTTATCGAAGTGATGACCGAATATCGGTCTGAAACCGAAAAGCTACTGTTCAGTCTACCGCTTGCTGGTTCGGCGTTTCGTAAGATTTACTTCGATCCTTCGTTGGGCAGACCGACTTCGATGTTCGTTCCGGCAGAGGATTTTGTTGTTGCATACAATGAATCCGAATTGGAGCAAGCTGAACGTTATACCCATGTCATGAACCGGAGCACCAATCAGGTAAGAAAGCTACAGGTCAGTGGCTTTTATCGTGATGTGGAACTCACTACTTCGCATATTGAAGAGAATCCGATCACAAGTAAGTTCAACGAAATTGGTGGTGTGGTTCCATCGTGGGACGATGACGAACGTCATCAGTTATTGGAAATGCATTGTGATATCGATATACCGGGTTTTGAAGATCCCGACGGAGTCGCGTTACCGTATGTCATCACTATCGATAAAAGTAGTTCTACTATTCTATCGATATATAGGAACTGGTCCGAAGATGATCCGCATAGGATCAAGAAACAACATTTCGTGCATTACGGATACGTTCCCGGTATTGGATTCTATAATCTTGGGTTGATCCACATGATCGGTGGCCTCGCGAAATCAGCGACGAGCCTGCTGCGTCAACTCGTTGATGCGGGCACCTTGTCGAATTTACCTGGGGGGCTGAAAACTCGTGGACTCAGAATCAAGGGTGACGACACGCCCATCATGCCAGGAGAATTCAGGGACGTTGATGTTCCCGGTGGCGTTGTAATATCGTGGAGGAAGGCCGACGCTTTGCGTCAATGGCTGATCTCAAGGTAGCGGACATGAATCAGGAGGCACCTGTCGGTACGACACTGGCCAGCCGGGAAAGAGCGAGGAAAGTGCAGGCGGCGATCCAGGCGCGGAGGCAGGCGAGGCGCAAACAAGAATACAAAATTCTTGTTGGGGTTATTCGTGACTATACGTCACCGGATTATCCTTATGAGACTGAAGAAGGGGAGGGTATCAAAGCTGAAGATTTCGATGACCGTATCGATGTTATTCCTGTATCGGACCCCAACGCGGCCACTATGGCCCAACGTATCATGCAGTATCAGGCGGCGATGCAATTAGCCCAGCAATCGCCGGGTTTATACGATTTGCCGTTACTGCATCGCGAGATGATGGATTTGATCGGTATTCCGAATGCGGACAAGATTGTGCCAATGCCGGATGAGATTCATCCGACAGATCCGGTTAGTGAGAACGAAGATATTCTTACATTGAAACCTGTGAAGGCATTTGAGTACCAAGACCATGAAGCTCACATGAAAGTGCATATGGTGCTCAAAAACGATCCGCAGATCAAAGAGCAGATGCAGAACAACAAGATGGGTGGAGCGATCAATGCCGCTTTGGATTCACATATCCGCGAGCATTTGGCATTCATCTTCCGCGATCAGATTGAAGAAGAGCTTGGTGTTCCGCTTCCGCCTAGAAACCAACCCTTACCTGAAGAAGTTGAAAAGAGACTTAGTACGCTTATCGCTGATGCCGCCGAACAGATGCTGGGCAAAAAGAAATCCAAGGCTAAGGCAGAGAAAGACGCGAAGTTGCAGAAAGATCCTATCGTGCAGCAGCGTGAGAAGGAACTACAGATCAGACAGCAGGATGTTCAGCGGAAAGCGCAAGCAGATCAGGTCAAGTCGCAGTTGGAACAGCAGAGACTCGCGGCGACACAACAAGCTGATCAATTCAGATCTCAGCTTGAACAACAAAAGCTCGCGGCGACACAGCAAGCCGATCAGGCAAAACAGCAACTTGAGATCGAGAAACTCGCAGCGAAGGAACGCATGGATGCTGCGGCCTTGGAACAAGAACGTGAGGAGATGTTACTCAAGACTCAGTTGGATCAAGAAGAATTTGATGCTGAAAAAGAAATTGAGGGTATGAAACTCAATCTAGAGCAGGAAAGGTTTGATGCTGAACAGGAGATTGAGGGCATGAAGCTTAATCTAAAGATGTCGCAGGAGGAGGATAAGAAGGAGAATAAGGATGAGTGATGATGCTCTATCATTGCTCAGAAAGAAGTTAAGAAGTCAGATGAATGAGATAGCTGATCTTCTTTCTATTGGTTCAGCAAAGAATATGGAAGAGTATCGTAAAATGTGCGGCATTATCGAAGGATTAGCTTGGGCAGAACGAGAAGTAATCGATTTAGAAGATCGAATTAGAGAATTTTAACTTGTAGTACGCAACGCTCGTTCGGAGCGCAACAATTAAACGAGAGGTCATAGTGGCTACGCTCGCAAAAGAAGTTTTGAATCAGATGGTGTTGCCGGAAGAAGATGCTGGAGAAGAAACTCCTCGCTATGCATCGCAATTACCGGAGCCAAAAGGCTACAAACTCCTAATCGCACTCCCAGAAGTCGATGAAGCCACCGAAGGTGGCATTATAAAATCGACTCAATCCCAAGACGAAGAGTCAATTGCGACTGTTGTTGGCTGGGTTATGAGTATGGGATCGGACGCCTACGTTAATTATCAAAGATTTCCCAATGGACCATACTGTGAAGTAGGGGATTGGGTGGTTTTTCGGGCATTCAGCGGTACAAGACTCAAAATTCATGGTCGAGAATTCCGTTTAATCAATGATG